TCTTCGATTGCTGGGAGCCGCGGCGCCACGTGATCAGGCCGTTTGAAGTTCCTGATGACTGGATCAGGTTTAGATCGGGGGATTGGGGATCTGCAAGCCCGTTCTCATTCGGCTGGTGGGCCGTTGTTGCTGAACGCTACAAGACCGAAACCGTCATGTTGCCGCGCGGCTGCATTGTCCGTTACCGCGAATGGTACGGGATGGTGCAGGACAAGCCCAATATGGGGCTGAAGCTACACGCTGAAAAGGTAGGTGAAGGGCTTTGGGAACGAGAGCAAGGCGACCCCAAGCTTAAGTACGGTGCACTTGATCCATCAGCCTTCAAGGAAGACGGCGGCCCGTCGATCGCAAGCCGGATCACATTGGGTTCTAAAAACCGGATAACGTTCGTCCCCGCTGACAACGCCCGTGTGCCAGGTCGCGGCGCCATGGGCGGCTGGGATCAAATGCGCGGGCGGATGGTGGGCGATGGTGACGGCCATCCGATGATTGTTTGCTTTTCGACGTGCGTTGATAGCATTCGCACAATACCCGCACTGCAACATGACAGTGCGAAGCCTGAAGACCTTGACACCGACATGGAAGACCACGCCGCGGACGATTGGCGATACGGCTGCATGTCTCGCCCGTGGAATTTACCGACTGTTGCGCCGCTGAAGCCTCGCCGCGACCGCTGGGACAAAGACGAAGACAGAGAGAGTTCATGGAAAACGGCTTGACTGCTGAACGCAAAGAACAGGAGGACAAAGACGACGGCCTGCTAGACGTTGGCGCGCTCTGCCGCATGTTCGAGGAAAGCGAGGATTCGACTTATGAGGCCCGCATTCTTTCCGAGCGGGACCGGGACTATGTTGACAACATCCAGTTGACTGCGGAAGAGATTTCCGTCCTGCAGAAGCGAGGTCAGGCGCCGTCGATCGACAACCGGATCAAGACCAAGGTAGACTACCTCGTCGGGTTCGAGAAGCAGCAGCGCATCGACCCGAAAGCCCTCCCTCGAACGCCCAAGCATGAAACCGACGCGGACGGGGCAACGCAGGGGCTGCGCTACGTCTCGGACTCCGAGGACTATTCCTCCAAGCGTTCCGGCGTGTGGCGTAACATGCTCGTTGAGGGCTCGGGCGGCATCCGGGTTTATGTCGAACCGTCGAAGTACCAGAAGCCGCTTGATCAGCAGGGGATGATGGGGTCAACGGCGATGACCCCGCCGCAGGAAATGGACATCAAGATCGCCAGGGTGGCCTGGGACCGGATGTTCGCCGACCCGCATTCGAGCGAGCTTGACTATTCCGACGCTGGTTATAAGGGCATCGTGATCTGGATGGATTACGACGACGCGCTTGCTAAATATGCCGACAATCCTGAAGCAAAGGACATTCTCGACACCACGCTTAGTTCCGCACCCTCCCAGACCTATGACGACAAGCCAAAATTCTCGATGTGGGCAGACAAGAAGCGCAAGCGGGTCCGGATTTGCCAGATTTGGGTCAAGCGGGACGAACAATGGCATTTTGCCGAGTTTACCAAGGGCGGCATTCTGAAGGCCGGTCCGTCCCCGCACAAGGACGACAAGGGCGGCAGCGACGACGAGCTGGAGTTTCAGGCGGCGTATCGCAACCGCGACAATGAAACCTATGGCCTTGTCCGGGAGATGATCCCGCTTCAGGATGAAATCAACAAGCGCCGATCCAAGTCCATCCATCTGATCAACGTCCACCAGACGACCTACGAAGAGGGCGCGGTTGACGATATCGAGGAGTACCGCCGGCAGAAGGCCAAGCCTGACGGCACGATGAAGGTCAATCCTGGGGCTCTCTCCAGCCAGCACGGCCCGAAGATCATCAGCGAAACGCGCACCGATCTGGCGGAAGCGCATTTCAAGATGATGCAGGACGCCAAGAACTCCATTGACCTGAAGGGCCCGAACGCGACCGAGATGGGCGACAAGACCGGCGGGGCAAACGCGGCCTCGGGCAAGGCGATCATTGCTTCCCAGCAGGGCGGGATGACGCAGATCGGCGACCTGATGGACGGGCTTCGCCATCTGGACAAGCGGGTGTTCCGCAAAATCTGGAACCGGATTCGGCAGTACTGGACCGCGGAGAAGTGGATCAGGGTTACGGACGACGAGCGCAACGTGAAATGGCTCGGGTTGAATGTCGATCCGCAGCAGATGCAAATGCTGATGCAGCAGAACCCCGAGGCTGCCCAGAAGATCGCGGGCGTTGTCGGGAACGTCGCCGAACTCGATTGCGACATCATCATCGACGCCTCGCCCGATGGCATCACGCCGGCCCTTGAACAGTTCCAAGCCTTGGTTGAACTGAAGAAGTTCGACGTCGGCAATGAATTGCCGTTCCGCGCGATTATGCGGGCTGCGCCGAACCTGAAGGACAAGGACAAGATCCTTGACGAAATGGACAAGGCGCAAGCCGGCGGCGCTCAGGAGGCTCAGGAGGCCAAGCAAATCCAGAAGGCTGGTGCGATAGCCGAGGTCAAGGAAACCGAATCCAAGGCCGCGCTGAACCTCGCCAAGGCCCAAGCGGAGGGGATGCCGGATCAGGCCGCGCCCCAGCAGCAACAGCCCGACGAGCTCCCGATGGAAGTCCAGATTATGCAGGCCATTGCCGAGGTCTTGGACAAGCGGGCGGGCGCAAATCAGAAGAACGCCGCGGCGCGCAAGCTGGACACCGAGGCATTGCTGGCCCCGGCCAAGGCTGAGCACGAAGCCAGTTTGGCGGTAGCGAATTTCCATCAGGGCGCCGAAAGCGCCGCTGAAGACAGAAAGATCAAAGCGAAGCAGGTCGCGCGCAAGCCGGTCGCCGCTTAACCAACACCCGCCGCCGGGGTCAACGGGCGTTCTGGAGCATGACCAACCAACATGCGCTGCCGCCGGGCATCGGGCGTCTGTGTCTAAGCACAAAAACTAGGAACCACCATGACCGATCTGGACAACATCTTGTCCGGGAACAGCACTGCTGCGCCCGAGGCAAACGAGCAGGAAGAAGTAACGCAGGTTGCTGAAGGCGAAGGCCAGCAGGAACAGACGGAAGCAACGACGCAAGAGGGCGAACAGCGTGGATCGAAGATGGTCCCGCACGAAGCCCTTCATGCCGAAAAGCAGAAGGTCAAGCGTTACACGGAGCAGGTATCGGATTTCCAACGGCAGCTTTCGGAAACGAATGCGCAGTGGGAACGCCGGATGGCCCAGCTTGTCGAGGCTGTAAAGCCGAAGCAGGAAGCCGCACCCCCTCCCGATTTCTTCGAAAACCCGAGTGCGGCAACGCGGCATGAAGTGCAGCAGTTCGCCTCACCGCAATTCGAACAGATCAACCAGCAGCTTCTAGCCATCGCCAGGGACAACGCGGAAACGCGGTTCACCCCGGAGACGGTCAACGAGGCCGAGCAGGCGTTCATCAGCGCCTATCAAAGCCAGAAGCTCGATCCTGCCGATTACCAGAAGGTCATAAGCAGCCCGAACCGCTATGCGGCGGCTGTGCAGTGGTTCAAGCGCGAACAGGCTAAAGCCGAAATTGGCGACGACGTAACCGCGTTCCGCGCCAAGGTCGAAGCCGAAATCCTCGCAAAACACGGCATCACGCCGGGCGAACAGCAGGCGGCTCCGGCCGCACGCGCTCCGGTCATGCCCTCGAACCTCGCGGGCGCTCGCAATGTGGGCGCCAGAAGCGGCCCGGCTTGGTCCGGACCTTCACCAATCGACGACATCTTCAACCGCGCCCGCTCGTCTGGATGACGGCTGCCGGCTGATCGTGTCAGATAAGGACAACCTCCCATGGCTGACACTCGCGTTGCCTCCGGTCTCACTGTCGAACAGTGGGACGACAAGTACTTCACCGAATACCTGACCGAAAACCGTTTCTCCGGCGAAATGGGCACCAACGAATCCAACGTGATTCAGGTCAAGGAAAACCTCACCAAGAAGCCCGGCGACCGCATCAACTTCGCTCTTGTCAACAAGCTGACGCAGAACGCCATCACCGGCCGCAACGTGCTGGAAGGCAACGAAGAGGATATGTCCTCGCGTTCGTTCGAGGTCGCCGTGAACAAGCGCCGCAACGGCGTCCGGGTTGCCGAGATCGACGAGCAGTTTTCGGCGATCGGCCTTCGCGAAGCCGGCAAGTCCGTCCTCAAGGACTGGTCGATGAAGGACACCGAGAAACTGATCATCCAGGGCCTCGCGTCCATCAACGGTGTCCGTTACGATGCCGCCTCGGAAGCGCAGAAGGATGCGTGGCTGGTCGATAATGCCGATCGCGTTCTGTTCGGCGCTGCGGCGTCGGGCGGCACCGACCATAGCGCCGATCTGGCGTTGCTGGACACGTCCGCCGACAAGATCACGGCGGCGGCGATCTCCAAGATGAAGTACATGGCGCGGGTCACTGCATCCCCGCACATCCGCCCCATCCGCTCCGAGGCAAACGGCCGGCACTACTACCTGCTGTATCTCGACCCCAGGCTGTTCCGCGACCTCAAGCTGGAGTCGTCTTCGCCGATCGTCCAGGCCGAACGCGAGGTCCGGCTGGAGATGGAAAACAACCGCCTGTTCAAGGGCGGCGATCTGCTCTGGGATGGTATGATCATCAAGGAAATCCCCGAGATGTACGACGAACTGGCAACGCCGTTCACCAACGTCGGCGATTCGGCAACCGTCGAAGTTGCCACCGCGTTCCTGTGCGGGGCTCAGGCGCTCGGAGCGGCCTATGCCAAGCGCTGGACTTCGAAGGAACAGACCTTCGATTACGGCGACAAGCGCGGCGTGGCGATCGAAGCCATCTACGGCATCGAAAAGATGAAGTTCGGAAGCGGCACGACTGACACGGCGGATCTGAAGGATCACGGCGTCGTCACCGGCTACTTCGCGACCGTGAACTAAGGAGCAGGGCACATGGCTACTGTTCGCACGACCAGCGCCGCGACGGGTTTCCCCGTTCCCGGCACGGGCATCCTCAGGGTTGCCCACGGCACCTATGAGCACGCATCGAACCTCGCCGCCGCAACCATCATCGAATATTGCCGCGTCCCCAAGGGCGCGGTGGTCGTTGGCGGCTGGTGGGGCGGTGATGATCTCGACACCAACGGCACGGAAGAGTTCGACATCGACATCGGTTGGGCAGCCAACGGCGTTGATGCCGCGGACGATGACGGCCTGGGCAATCTCGGGACCATCACGGGTGACGTGAGCGTCCATCTGGGCGCCGCCGGCATGTGGTTCCCGCTTCAGGGCAAAATCCTGACCGATGGGCCGCAGACGTTCGGAGCCGAGACGGTGCTTCAGGGCACGATCGTTACCGACGCCGCCACTGGCGGAACGGGAACGTCAACCCTCGTCGTCTACTTCTACGTGCCGTAACGGCATCTTGGGCGGCGGGGCAACCTGCCGCCTTTTCCCCATTCAACCGAAGGATCACCCTCATGGGCAATAATGCCGTTGCTCCGCGGAGCACACTAACGCAGCAGATGCCTTATTTCAGGGCCTCGGTTGCGTACAACACCGTCAACATCGGCACCGCTGGGAAAGTCCCGCTCGGGACGCTACCTGCCGGCGCAATCGTCGTCGATATGATCGTCAAGGTTACGGAAGCCTTCAACGCCGCCACGACCAACGTTCTGACGGTTGGGACTGCCGCGGATGCCTCCGCCATTCTTGGCGCAACCGACATCAACGAGCTGGAAGTGGACACGACCGAAACCTTTGCAGCCAAGGGCTACAAGGTCACGGTCGATACTCCGCTGTTCATCAAGTACGCGCAGACCGGCACGGCGGCCTCGGCCGGCGCAGCGACGGTCATCCTCATGTACATCCCCGACAACGACCGCTAAGGAGCAAATCACATGGTCAATATCACAGGCTTCGACGGTCTCGCGGGCGTTACCGTGACTGGCGCAAGCATCCTCACCAATGGCATGACGGTGTTCACCATTGCCGGCGGCTTCATCCGCATTACCGACCTGCTTTCTGAAAACGTGGTGGACTCGGATTCGGCGGCCGCCACCATCCAGTGGTCGGCCGATGGCACGCTGGGTTCGGCCGTTACCATCACCGGAGCGTCTGCTTCTGTCGCTTCGGTTGCCCCCGGCGGCATCGTCAACTGCGACTTCACCACGCTTGCGAG